TTACCTGCATGCTCACCGTCTTCTATTCTGGTCAGCTTCATAGTGGCAAAAGGCACACCGGTTGCTTCATCTCGGAATGAACGACCTACTGCTTTGCCTTCTAAAAACTCTTTCATATAGCCTGTGGCTGTTCCTGATGAGCCTTTCGGAACTACTCGACCTGGCTTATGCGGAGCAATCATTGGAATATAGCCTACGTACTTGTCGCCAGAGCCGACGTTTCCTGGGCCAAGAGCCTTAGCTTTACGTGACAGCACACGGTCATCAGGCGTTCCACCACGACCGATGCAATGATCCATAAACTCACATTCACTAGACAACACACGTTCCATCTGATCTTTGCTTAATGTGTCATCAAACTTCACTACAACACCTTTGCCGTATCGACCATCTTGTGGCAATGTCTGCGTTTCTTCAATAATGTAGGACTTTAACTGCTCAATTTCTAGTTTCGCAGCTTCTTGTGCTAACTTTTCTTTCTTAATTGTCAGCTCTGCTTTCATCTTGGCAGCAGTCGGTACAGACAGATTCTTAGCTGCTTCAGGGGTAATTAGTCCGGCTTCTAGTTTGTTTACAATCTCACGACCTAGCTCCTTGAATGCATCAGGTACGTACATCTGATACATCAGCTCTTTGTTCGTAGGAATCATTGGGAATCGTTGCAATTCCGTAGGATTAATGTCCTCAACCAATGCTTTTTCGCCGACCGGTCTTACTCTGGCATCCATGTAATCTTCGTACATGACTGCTTTCTTTAGATTCGCGGCTTGCTCTTCAAGTTTGTCTTTAACTTTGGTCAGCGTTTTCTGTTCTTTGTACAGCTCTTTAATGCCTGGAATATCAGCAGGGCGAGTGCCTGGATTAGCAGCCACTAAAGCATTAAATTCATTTTGAATTTGCTCAAGTCTTTGCTCAACACTGGTACGTTCATTGCTAACATTGACAAGCTGAGGTCTAACAACTCCTTCTGTAGGCAAGCCTGCTCTAGTACGATAACCTTGTGCTGTACGTGCATTGTCATTAGCAAAATGCTCTAGCTCTTGTTGTGGAACAATAGTCTTACCTGACTTCATGACTTCTTGTAGAGCTGGATCTGCTTCTGTACCTAGATACTCGGTCATGTAGTTTTGCATGTTCTGCATCACCCAGTTTTCAGCGGCTTGTGCGCCTGCTAACTCCACTGAAGGTGGCACAATCATCACATCTCTAAGTGTTGCTGCAGGATTGTCAAGAGTGTAGTCATTCTCAATCGTGTCGATGGCAGCTTTGTTGTATGCTTTGACCTCAGGTAGTTGTGCAAACTCTTCGATCTGAGCTTTCATCCAGTCTTGCAACCCTGTGCCGTACTTCACTTGTGCGGCTCTTAGCAAGTTCTCATTTTGCAAGCCAGGAAACTCTAGAGCAAGCTTAGGCATAATGAAGTCACGGAACAAGTCATTGGCCGACTTATCAAAGTTATTTGGTACAAAGTTCGTAAATGGCTGAACACGAGTGCCGACTTCTATGTTCGTGGTTGGCTCTTCACGGTCTAGAATCTCAGCTAAATCGCCTGTTAGTCTTGATTCACCTGAAACGTTGTACCTTGGGTTTAGTGGCGTTGGCACTTCACGTAGCACTTGGTTTGACGTACCACTTGGCCGAACTGCATAGAGGTTTGTCTCAGGCACCATGTTGCCAAACACTTGCACTGAGCCACTTGGCTCGTAAGAATAGCGCATAGCTTCTTGGCGAGCTAAATAATCGCCTAGACCTTCAGTCACGTCTTGTAAGCGAGCACCGTAAGTCGGTCCACCAAGATCACTTTCTCTCTGTAAGCCTGCTTGAGCAGCTCTAAAGTCTTCAGGAATGGCTGCCACTTCACGGCCACGAGCAATTGCTCGACCGCCAAGTACACTCACATCGCTAGGCGTTATGACTGGCCGACTTTGTAATCCAAATCCGCTCTTAGGAACCCAGTACTCGGCAAGCGGACCAAAGCCCATATGCGAACCAGTAATCGCTTCAGGTGCCGCAGCAGCAGCTTCTAAAATATCTGTGCCTGCTCTTGAACTTGGCGTGTACTGTAGCGCTTCAGCTACTCGCGGATAACCTAGCTCTTTGGCGATAGCTGCAGGAAACGAGCTGGCCATTCCTAGTGCAGCTTGCGGAATTGCTGAGAGCCCTAAGCGATCGGCTACTGCTTGTGCAACATTCGTAGCGGTTGAGTACGGTCTTGGTGTCTCAGGCTGACGAGCTGGCACAGGCATGTTGCGTAGTTCTTGTGCAGTGTACGGAACATCAGAGCCGTCAGGTCGCAATGGCATCATCGACAACTCATACCGCATCTGATCGACGGACGTTGTTGGCATTTCAGGATTGCCGTCGTCTCCGAGATAATTACCGAGATGGTCGTAAATGGCTGTCATACTGCGTAGGGGTTGACCCTCCGATGTTGTGAGTCGTCGACGTATTTGTCTGTGTCATTATACAAATAATCCAACGTAAGAAAACCCATATCACGTAAAATTCTTAGTGCTTGTGTCAATGCATCAACGAGGTCGTCATGCCGGACTTCAGGGAATGCACAGATCTGACTAATGAACGGCTCACACCATGACCTTGCTGCTCCGGGCGTAGTCTGAGACTCAGGCAGGTAGACCAAGCCGCGTTGAATTAACGGACTGACTATGTTGAGTCGTTGCATCTTGTCTGCCATTCCTGGGTTGTATGCTCGTACATTGAGCCCAGCTCTTTGCAGGTCTTGAAGCAGACTGATGCCAGCTGACTTGTCCTCGATCAGAATCAGATCAACCTTCTTGCCGTTGCCCCACTCGTCCTCGTCGCCGTAGATCGAGGTAGACTCATCAATGACTCGTGGTCGTAGCTCGGGGTATTGCATGTGCTCAGTCCAACAGTCAATCAGCATAGCAGCCATCGGCTTGTCCGGACTTGGCTTAAAGACACCAAGCACCACGCAAGCTGTTGGATCGTTCTTGGTCTTGTCGGACGTGGCGCAGTCATACGACTGAATGACATACTGAAACTGCGGTAACGGTTTGCTGGCATCCCAGAGCTTGAACCAGTTGCGTTTAACGATGCCTGACTCTTCAGGGTCGATGATCTCGGCATAAATCTCTTGGCGGCCGAGACTAGTGCCTTCGTACTGTAGAATCTGCTTTTGAAACGTAGGCGCAAGGTTGTGTATGTTGTCATACGTAGTAGCCATTGTGTAGGCTACATCATCACCGTCACGCTCTACCAAGTCCATGATCAGCGGCTTAGGTTTCGGTGTCGTGGTGCAAATGATCTGAGGGTGTGAACCGAGACGCATACCGAACTGCAGCATAGCCCATGCATCATCAAGGTAGTGCCAAGCAGCTAGCTCGTCCAGCCAGCCACCATGAAACTGTGGACCACGAAAGCGTTCCGGTTCAGATGCAGGAATGCCTTTGATGATCGAGTTATTCTTCAGAGTGATCTCATGCTGTGACTTGTTGTAGTTCTCGATAATCTCAGATGGGCAGACACTCAATAGCCCTGAGTCGCCCTCAAAGCACACGTCTCGAACGTCACCGGAAGTCGGTGCCGAGACCAATAACCGAACAGGTTCTTTTGAGTACCAAGCATGTGCCCATGTCCATTCTGCGGCACACCGTGTTTTGCCAGCGCCACGGCCAGCTAAGAGCAGCCATATGTCCCACCAATCTCCGTCAGGCGGTATTTGGTGCTTTGAGGCTGTGTAAAGCCATTTTGTTCTCGCTGTGAATGCCGCTCTGTGCTCCAGCGACATTTGGTTGAGTTCCGGGTGCGCCCTGAGTTTTTGCTCAAACTCGTTGGCGGCTTCTGCCGTGATCATTTATCGTTGTCTGCGTCTTTTTGTCGAATAGCTAGTAAATCGTTCACTAAACCAGTGCCAATGTCATGCACTGTGTCAATCTGTACTGGGCCATCATCTTTGCCCACAACTTCCATCTTGGAATTTTCGCGATATTTCTTAGGAAATCTGGCTGCCATACTACGTGACCACAGCCCTGTATTAAGTCTATCCCCCTGCGGCCTTTCCACAAGGTGCTGGATAGCAAGCTTTTCAAAGAACACCATTTCCAATGTCTTCGCATCTTCCAAGGCCTCTTGAAAATCTGGATGACTCTCGACCCATCCTAAGAGCGTAGACCAGCTTACATTAAGCTCTGCCGAGATCATCTCTCTGCTATAGCCCATAGCACCTAGCTCTCGCGCTTTATCGCAAAACGCAGGATCATATTTTGTCGGTCGACCGACAGGTTTCGGAGTAGCTGTAGTAGTTGTAGCACT